GTCGGTGACGTTTGGGAAACTATGTTTCTTAACTGTCTTGATATCGCCGACACAACCGCGCTCGACGCTTTGTCGGTATTTGGTGAAGGCCGGTGGGGTGCACTTACCCGTAAACCGATGATTGCTTTTACTGGTAACACTGAGGCGGTAGTTGCTACAGCGACAGCCGGAACAGACGCGCGTAAAACAGATCGAACTAACGTTCAATTGGTCGCACCTGGTTCTGATGACTTGCCTTTTGTTGTGGCTGCCAGACAGCTTGCGCGTATTGTAAAAGTAGCGAATAATAACCCGCCGCAGGATTACGGTAGTCAAGACGCAACAGGCTTAACACCTGGAACGGACGGCGAGCAATGGACATATCCACAAAGAGACCTGGCCGTTAAGGCGGGCAGCTCTACAATTGAAGTAAAAGACGGAGTTATTAATCTGTCTGATACGGTTACTATGTATCATCCGAGTGGTGATCCAATTCCGGCGTACCGTTTTGTTTGTGATATTGTAAAATTACAAAACATACTGTTCAATCTGGACTTGATTTTTGCTACTGACGAATGGGACGGTGCGCCGTTGATACCAGATGATCAGCCGACCGTTAACCGTACAGCTAAAAAGCCAAAAATGGCGGTGGCCGCGGTTGCTTCGATGTTGGATAGTTTAGGTCTTAACGCTATTATTAGCGACCCGGAAACGGCAAAGGCTAATACGTTTGCGGAAATTGACAGTGGAAATCCGAAACGCTTAAACTTGGTAACAACCGTACAGCTATCTGGTAATACAAATATTATATCTGTGGACCTTGAGTTTGGTTTTTTCTTCGGCACAGCTACGGTAGTGGCATAAGGGGGTAAATTATGGCAGCAGTGGGTGGCTCTATTGAGTCTGTAACATTGGATGGCCGGAGCTTTGCAGTTGCGGCGGATGCCGAAGCTAATAGAAAGCTCGGTGGCTTTGAAAATGAAGTAATGTCGAACGGTGATGGAACAGCCCGTTTGATTAAAACACGTGTTCCGTTGTCCCTGGATGGGCTTACCGTCGAAATCGACGACAGCCGTGGCGATCAGGAGTTTTTGCAGGAACTTACGAACCGTAACGAATATTGGCCTCTATCAATAACTTATGCTTCAGGTCAAACATATCAGGGTACGGCTCAGATTGTTGGCGAAAATCCAGCCAGCAGTCAGAACGCCACAGCGGCTATTTCGCTGATGGGACCGGGTGAACTGACAAAACAGTAATTTATAACTGGGCTTACGGTCGCGCGGGACGCCCTACCCTCACGCCCGGTGAAATCCGGGGCGCGATCACTTAAAAAGGTAGGGTAAGCATGGAATCAAAAGTAACATTAGAAGTAGCAGAACTGGAATTTGACCGCTTTGTGGATGCGATGGATTTGGATCTCGATGTCGCAGATATGGACGCCGAGGACTTAACGGCTTTTAATAAACAGAAACGCCGAATCTTGAAAGCTATTGAAAAGGGTGCACTCGTCATTAACGAAAATGGGGAGGCAGTTTATACAAAAAAGAAAAAAAAAACAAAACGTCAGGAACCTATCACTTTTCACGAGCGTACAGGCGCGTCCTTGATGGCCATGGACGGTAAGAAAAAAAGCCATGAAGTAGCTAAAACTTACGCCATACTCGGCGATATGTGCCGGGTCCACCCGAGTACTTTCGCTTCGATGGTGGGTATTGATGTCAAGATATGTGAGGCATTGTTTGCCTTATTAATGGATTAGTCCGAACCCAACTTATACGCCATGGCGAGGCTCGGAAGTTATCGGCTAAAGAGGGGGGCAATAGGTATCATAATGTTTATGGCGAAATGCTCTTGCAAATATGCCGAGATTATCCGGGGTTACCGGACGCCCGGACGCTACGGGCAAGTGAAATACGGTTTTTTTACGACGGCTTAAGAGCCGAACTGATAGAACATACGAAAGGGAAATAAATATGGCTGGTCGTTTCAGCGTGGAGGCAGTTTTCAAAGCCGTAGACCGAGTAACGGCACCTGTTTCCCGTATGCAAAACAGGGTGAGTAAGTTTACCCGGTCTATGAACCAGCGTTTCCATACGGCAAATAAATTTGTTGAAAAATTTTCAAACGGAATTAAGCAAGGCGCATTAGTTGGTGCCGCCGCAGTAGGGGCGTTCGGGGTAGCTATTGGCAAAACAATTATGACAGGCGCGGAATTTGAGCAAACTATGGTTAACGCCGCTGCTAAGTTTCCGGGCGCAATTCGTAAGGGCACGAAAGCTTTTAAAGCACTCGAAGACGCCGCACGTACCACAGGTAAGACAACGGAATTTACGGCCAGCCAATCAGCGGAAGCATTAAATTTTCTTGCTATGGCGGGCTTTTCCGCTGAGGGCGCTGTTGCGGCGTTACCTGGCGTTGTGGATTTAGCCACAGCAGCTTCAATTGATTTGGCGGAAGCGACGGACATTGCTTCAGATTCTTTAGGGGCATTCGGTTTGGCTACAAAAGACGCGGTTCAGTTAGGAAAAAATTTGAATCGGGTTAACGATGTTATGGCTAAAACAGCTACGACCGCAAACACCACAATTCAAGATATGTTTGAGGCGATAAAAGAGGTTGGGCCGATTGCTACAACTGCGGGGGCCTCTATTGAAACAGTTTCAGCACTTATCGGGGAGTTGGCTAATTCAGGTATTAAAGGGACCCGTGCGGGTACGACTCTTAAAAATATGTTTGTTAGATTAGCTGCCCCCGCCAATGAAGGCGCCAGCCTTTTGAAAAAATTTGGAATACAGACCAAAGATGTTAATGGGGATATGTTGGGTATTGTTGATATCTTAGGAGACCTTGACGAAAAGTTAGCGGGTTTAGGCACAGCGGAACGTACCGGCGTTTTGGAAGGTATTTTTGGGAAAATACCACTCGCGGGTGTTAACGTGCTGTTAAAATCCGGCGCGGATCGACTTCGAAATTATCGACATGAACTTGAGAATGCAAGTGGGGCTTCGGCTGAAATGGCGACGGTTATGCGTGATACCGTACAAGGGCGATTAAACTCTCTTAAATCTGCGGTCGAGGGAGTTTCTATATCTATTTTTGGGATGACTAAAGGTCCATTGGCTGATGTAATAGAAGAAACAACTAAATGGGTACGGGCGAATGAACAAGTTATTGCTAATGACGTGGGTAAATTTATTAATGACGCGATACCGCCGTTAAAAACGTTTGCCAAGGGTATCGGTAGTATTGTTAAATTTATTTATCAAGTGGGTGCGGGCCTGGGGATCACGGCTGCAAAAATTACCATAGCGACTGAAAATTTAATTAACCGTACAGCAGGATTTTTTGAAGATAGATTTGAGGAGATTTCAAAAGATTTTAATCAGTTAATTCATGGTAGCGGTTCGCCGCAAGTAACCGGCCCGCAACAAAGAGCAATGGACCAGCGCGCCACCACCACCACCACTAATACCGCTGAGGTAACAATCAAAGACGAAACAGGCCGTGCGGAAATATCCGGCGGGACACTTGGTTCAAATATTAAACTGCAACCGACAGGGGCTTTCTGACATGGCGTGGAATGATAGAATTAAAGAGGCGGCTTATACTGCACCCGGCGGGGAACGTATTACTTTTGGTTATGAAGATGTCCGGAAAACGATTAATAAAAAAACAACAGGGTTTGATTTTCCTGACGCTGACGGAACATATGTTCAGGATCTTGGTCATAGTGGCCGGCGTTATCCACTCCGGGTATTTTTCTGGGGCAATGATTATGATATTGAAGCCAATGATTTTGAATCGGCGTTGTTGGAGTCGGGCGTCGGAAAATTGGAACACCCTATCTACGGCACAGTTGACGTCGTACCTTTTGGTGCTATCACCCGGCGGGACAATCTGAAGACCGCTGCAAACCAGGCAGTATTTGAAATTACTTTTTGGGAAACAACCGGATTAATTTATCCGACTGACCAAGGGGACCCGGCCAGCAACGTGCTTTCTACTGTGGATTTATACAACGATGCTGTATCAAGTGAGTTTGCGGGTGCGCTGTCACTTGATACAGCGATAGAGCGCGTTACTTTTAAAAGCCAATATACTGCCTTGCTTGATACGGCCAAAGGTAACCTACAGGCCGGGGCGAACATACAGGCGGACGTTAAGAAACAATTTGACGCGATAGATAGTTCAATAAATAATGGTATAGACGTTCTGATTAGCGAGCCATTAACACTGGCGTTTCAAACGGTTCAATTAATTCAAGCACCCGCAAGGGCATTGACAAATATTGAAGCCCGTTTGACAGCGTACGCGGATTTAGCGGATGCTTTAGTATCGGGAAATGGCGCGTCAGTAGAAAGTAATAACGACTTTAGAACGAACGATTTGTATGCTTCCACATACGTAACTGGCTTAATAGTTTCAACGGTTAACCATCAATTTAAAACTAAAACCGAAGCTTTAACAGCCGCAGAACTGGTGCTCAATCAATTTGCCAGTGTGGCCGCATGGCGAGACGATAGATGTGAAAGTCTCGACGAGATTGATACCGGTGCGGCATACCAAAAGTTACAAGAATCTGTGGCTTTAACAGCCGGGTTTTTAGTCGAGATATCTTTTTCGTTAAAGCAAGAACGGCGGCTTGTCCTTGACCGGGACCGTACGATTATTGACTTAACCGCCGAGTTATATGGCGCGGTAGATTCGGAACTTGATTTTTTTATTACATCGAATAACTTAAGCGGCTCAGAAATTCTTGAACTACCCAGGGGACGTGAGGTAGTTTACTATGTATAATACCGTTTCCGGCGATACTTTTGAGTTAATCGCCCGTAAGGTATATGGCACAGAGATAGAAGCCACACGTATCATGCAGGCGAATCCCGGCGTTACGGAACCTTTAACGCGGGGCATCTCATTAGTCGTCCCGGTTTTACCAGGTGCGCCTTTGAACGTGCCGCAAGCTGCGGAAGCTTCCGGGGC